AGAGGTCGGCTATATTGCCTTAATATGTCTAAAGCATTGGCGAACAGCTCAGCAGGAGAACGAGCTTCATCGTCTTTATACACTCCAAATATATGTTTACCTGTAGGACTGTATTTCTGTACTGCTGTTTGAGAGCCTACCCAGTCACCTGCTGTTGGCTTCTCGTAACCTTCTGGTAAATCCCCCAACTGAGACACAGGAATATTTGCTATTGTAACTGGTGTACTATCACTGTCCGACTTACCTACTACTACAACTGCGGTTATCAGCTTAGACACATCTTCTGTTCTTTCTACACCTTCTAAGTCAGTACCATAAGTAAATAGCTTATTTGTCACAGTTCCTAACTGCTTATATGCTGATACCTGCTGTTTAGTTATCTTAGTAGAATTATTCAGTGTGTTGTATTCAAAGTTTAATTCTCCGCCATACTCTGCTACAGCGTCAATGACAGCTTTTAGCTTAGTTGGATAATCGTCTATCTTATAATCTTTAACACCGAAGTCCTCAACGTTACCGACTTCCCAGTCAGAACCAGATAAGACACTTGCTAATACGTCTTTAAGACTTGCAGAACTAAATGAAGTAGGTCTGACAACATCTTTAATCAAGTCATCCTGTGCTGAAATCTCACAGTAAACCTTCTTGGAGTATTTACCTTCTGAGTGTGTCTCTGTAGTGTTCACAATCTTAAATAACTGAAAATCGTCATCTACACTTGGATATAAGATATAACCCAAAGTGTTAATAAGATGGGCGTCTGTATGATTAGCAGGAACACTGAATGTCAAACTATTCGTGTAGTCGTCTAAATCTCTACTCTGTATATCGTCATAGAAGGGTAAAGTTCCAGACATATTATTGCTGATTATTCCTATAGTAGTTTTTCTGCTATCTAAAATATATAGGTTTTTCTGATTTGCCATTTAATATCTCCTTTCTTCCGAATAATAGTAAGTAAACAAGGCAAAATGTTCGCCCTGTCTACAAATCTCTTTCCACGTATTCTATACTTCCTGCTGAAAAACAGTCATGCGGATAAAGCACTAAACCGCTCTTACCTTTAGGGAACTTAATCAGCGTACTAGCAGGATTTAAGAACTCATAGAAAGGCAAACCGTTCTTCGTTATAGCACCTGTTTTATTATTAATACGTAGTAAATCACCTTGTCTTAATATAACAGGTATGTCTCCATTGTCTGGCTGTAAAGGTGTTTCCTCTGAAATTACCGAAACATCCCATAATTCCATGTACGGAGCAGGGTAAGTTGTCCATGCTAAAGTGGCAATCTGTACCCTATTTATATCTTGTGTGAATTGGTCATCCCAGTCCACGTATACTATCTGTGAAACACTTGTTTTATTATAAAAGTCATTCAATCCGAGTCCTACAGTCCAAACTCTGCCTATTCTTTCAACTAGGAAAAATCCGATTGAATTTGAATAGTTACTGATTATAGAAGAACCAATCTTTTTACGAGTAGAACCATTTATTAATGTAATATCAACAGCGATTGCACTCATTCTTGCTGTAGGGTCTGCATATGATAATTCGACTACAGGTAATCCATTATTATCCAACAGAAAGAACATAACCTTGCCAAGCATATTACTCGTAGTAGGATTAGGCGTAAATACAGATAGTGCAGGGTCGCTCAAACAGTAATAACCATTGGATAACCTGTACCACCAACCTTCTGCTGCTGTGACAGTAAATTGAGTTCCTCTAGGTGCTTTACTGATTAATCGTGATGTCCTATCTGGCTGAGCCATGATGTTTAATGTATTAGCAGATACTACAATAGTACCGAATATATTAGTAGTTGACATATTGTTCAGTCTAAATGAGAACTTAGACGAAAAATCTGTTACCGAATGACTTAGACTCTTAATCATAGAAGCTCCGTGCCAAGCTGTTCCAGACCCATAATCCTGTTCTGCTTGTCTAAAACAATGACCTCCATATACCTCAAAAGTTCCCGTAACCGAACCACCTGTTATACTTGGAGCTGTAGACCAACCGCTCAGATTATTTAACGTATCATTTAATACATAACCCCTGTAGTCTACAATCTGGTCTTCTGAGTCATCAACTGTAAAAGGTGTACCAAAGTCAATTACTTCATCACCAGATATAATAGAAAAAGCGGTGACATCTTGGTTCATAGTAAACTCCATTATAGACTCTGCGTCTGCTGTTCCATCATTCTCAATCTCTACAACGCTACCATCATAAGTTGAGTCCAGTGCGATAAACTTACTAGCACCATAAATGAAAGGGTCAGTGCAGACGAACTTTAAAGTACCTTCGCCTACAACAAAATCTTCTGTAATGTCAGTATCTCCGCTTATCTTTGCCATATAGAACTTACTGGGATTGTCACCTAGTATTAGCTCTCTAGCGTCTTTAAAATACAACCATTCTGCCAGTATTTTAAGATACGCAGGTAGTACGTTAGGTTCTGGTGTAACTATCTGGATATCTATATCTATTTCCCTATTTCCGATTGTGTTACCATAGTCGTAAGAACCTGCTCGACCGCCAACGGTGAGTAGGTTTTGACTGACTGTAGGTAATATTCTGTGTTTTATCCCTTTGACCTTAACAAAGTAAGGCATTGGAATACTATTGAATGTGATACCTCCGAAACTAGCCATTAAAGTTTATTCCTCCCTTTGCCCTTTCTTTCTTTTCTTGTAACTCTAGTAACTGCTGAGCTAATTTATAGATATCTGCTTCCTCTCTAATTACTAAGCTACCAACCTCTATAACAACCCCAGAACCCGTAGAATTTTGCTGAGTTGTGAAATAAGTTGGCATACTCTGTGCAATTCCCCTACCAATACCTGCTAATACAGATGTTTTCAAAGGGATAATAGCTTCGTTACCTGCTTCACCGACACCGACAACACTGGCGTCTGTGGCAACTCCGCCTTTAGCATACCAGTCAACTGACAGCTTAGGTACCGAGATATTAGGTGGTTTAAGGTTCCAACTACCAGATATGGAAATATGAGGTAACTTAAAGGCAGCTTTTATGCCCTCCCACAACTTCTTAATACCGCCAACAAACTTGGAAAAGGCACTGTGCATAGCACCTACTGCTGTATTCCAAACACCCTTAACTGTATTGATTACCTTCTTAATAGCGTTAAGCACAGGGGCACCTATAGTGTTCCATACTACTTTAAGACCATTACAAAAATTTTTCCACAGGAATTTCAACACTGTCATAACCCCGCTGAATACGACTTTTACTCCCTGCCAAGCAACTTTAAAGGCGTTGATTACAGGCACAATATAGGAGTTATAGAAACTCTGGAAAGCTTGACAAACTACCTGCCATGCTTGTTTTATACCGTCAAGAGCAGGTTTTATGAAGTTATTATACAGAAACTTAAAGGCATTTCCGATTGCTGTAATAACTGCCATAAACGCAGCACCGATGGGAGCAAAGATATTCGTATACAACCAGTTCCACGCTTCTCCTAACAAGTGAATAGCGTTAATTATCATGTTCTGTATAATCCAAACTATCAATTCACCGAGAGCTTTGAAGAACCCGCCAATAAAAGCTAATATAGGATATAACAGGTCATTCCATACGTAGCTGAACGCAGCTCCTACAGCTTGAAAAGCTATAATTATACCGCTAACTACAGTACCTATAACACTGGCAATCGTAGAGAATACAGACACTACAGTATCAATAATAGGTGAAATATATGTCTGAACTATACTGACAATCCCCGCCCATATACCTGCAAAGAAGCCAATAAAGCCATTCCATATATCAGAAGCTGTACTGACAACACTAGACCAAGTAGTTGAAAGCCATGTTGCGATTGCTCCCCAGATTTCAATAGTCTTAGCCTTTATGGTGTCCCAGTATTTGATTATCAGAACCACAACAACAATTATGCCTACTATGATTGCAATTACCGCTGCTACAGGAATACCGATAGCGGCTGCTACACCTGCTAGGGCGTCAACGATTGCACCGCCAATCGTACTAAACAGGGAGACAAAGAAGCCAGATAAACCTTCCCACGCATACATAATCCTCAGTGCCAGACCCTCGAAGTCAGCGAACTTTCCTACTAATTTACCGATATCACCACCTAGTTTAATAAACCTACCGATAGAACTGCTAAGTATACCGAAATAAGTAGTTACTATTGGTAAAACAATGGCAAGTTCTGCTATTTTCAAAATAACTGCTTTAGTGTCTGTTGGTAAATCAGAAAACCATTTTATAGTTTCTTTAACCTTGTCGAGTAAAGCTTGTATCTGTGGAAGTAAGATAGTAAAACAAGTCGCCGCTAAATCTTGAAGCTGACCTTGAATGTTTCTCACTTGGGATTGAAACTGGTCGGACTCTCTGGCAGCCTGTCCTTGTGCGTCTGCACCCTGTTTTACAGCAAGATTATACAGAATCCACATTTTCTTAGTACTGTCTAAATCTGAGAATTGCCCTTGTAATCCCTCTTTTACCATTTCCTGTTTGATAGTAGCTTCACCGAAAGCAAGACCTAGTTTGTCAACTGCTTCATAATTACCCATGAGAGCTGATTTCATTCTGTCTGTAGCGTCTGTAAAGTCTATATTATAATAGGCAGCTAGGTCATTCGTTAAGGTCGTCATCTTCTCTGAGAACACTACAGCTTCTTGACCTGTCATACCCATAGCTTTTCCATACTGGTTAAAAGATAGTATCTGCTGTCTAACTTGTGTATCAGTAGAACCTACGGTTTTAGAGTATGTTTGTGCCCATTTAGTAGCTTGACCTGCCATACCCTTAAAGGATTGTCTATACGTACTCTCAAAAGCAGATAAACTAGCACCTGTTTCAATCATTTTCTTACCGATACCAATAAGAGGTAATGAAATTGCAGCGGAAGTCTTCGTACCCATGGAATATATATTGTCTCCTACGTCTTGAATACCTTGACCGACTTTAGACATACTCTTAGCCATACTTGTTACTTTTTTGCTGACACTAGACATCTTACTAGCGAATTTATCTAGTGCAGAGGTAGCTTGGCTCGTATCGGCTGTGACTTTTATATTGGGATTATCTCCTGCCATTTATTGTAATCTCTCCTTTCATTTATAGAAAAAATAAGGGAAGTCTGGATTAACCCAAACCTCCCATTTTAGTCTTTTATATTAAACCTCTTCTTTAACTCTTCTCTTTCTCTTTCTACATTTATTCTACGTTCTGTCTGAGGTTTTTGTTCTTCTTTACGTTTTTCAAGTGGTGTATAGAGTTTCTCTGGCTTAACAGGTCTCTTATAGTTACCTGTTGAGTTCATTAAGTAAGCTGTCTGCCATGCTAACATCTGCATAAGAGTGTCCTGCTCATGGAGTTCTCTGTCTATAACAGCTTTTATCAACCTACCCAGAACCTCTATGTCTAACTCCATCATGTACTCATAATCCAAATGAAGATAAGCAATTCCAAACATAGAAATCTGGTCAAAGGTTAAACCAGAGATTACTTTAAATCCCCCATTGCTTCTGACAATACTTCTGAAACTTCCGAGAGATTATCAAAGTCTATCATGTCACCAACCTTTTCAACTGTTAATTTCTTATCTTCCCACTTTAATCCTGCATAAAGGAACGCTCTTAAAAATTCTAGGGATAGTCCGTCTTTAGCTTCATTTGCCATATCTGACATTTTGATACCTGTTTCCTTTTCTGCTAGTATTAAAGCATTGAGATTAAATTTTAAGTGCCTTTCCTTATCTAAATTTATAACTGTTATTCTTGACATATTCATTTCCCCCTGTTTATTTTATTTGTGAGAGCTGTTTAAGGTACAACTCTCAGAACCTCTGATTATTTACTAGGGTGTAACTGTAACAACTCCCTTAGTTCTTACCAACGGAGAAGCTCCCTGTAAGGACATACTGATAGATACAGCGTCATCTTGTGGATAATCTTCTGGAAAATCTGTAATAACTGCTGAACCTGTATAAGTATAGCCATCTGCATTGCTGTCTGCACCTACTCTGATACTTACTTCTATTGGAGTTCTAGCGTCGAAAGCGTCAAACAAAGTGTCTAAAGCTTCATCACCGAGACTTACAAATGTATCACAGTCTATAGACCATGACTTTACACCTGCCATACTCTCAGCCCATCCGCCAGAGTTCTTATCAGTAGTATCTATTGTGTTTGCAGACCTATTCAGAGTTGCCCCTGTTTGTCCACCGAGCATAACCATATTTTCGGCTACTTTTACTTTAAGTAGAACGTCAACACCTGCTACCTTTGCCATTCTATATTACCTCCTGTTTAATTTAATAACTCTAGCTGATTAACAGTCTAAAGTCTGTGGTATAAATAAAAAAGTTATCTTCATCTTGACCATTGTAATAAGGATTAGGACTTTGAGCTTGAATTAGTAGAATATGTTCATCTTCGTAATCCTGCTCTGTCATATGATGTAACGTTTCTATCATAGTATTAGCCAGTTCCTCTCCGTCAGACGGGTGTTCACTTCTTGTCATTATCTGTATATTTATTTCAGTTAAAGCGTCTTTAGTTTTTGCTTTCTCTAACATACCTCCATTAACTACATCAACAATAGCTTCATCACCGCCAGTCGTATTGTACGGAAATTGCAGAGGATAAAAGCTTATGTCTGGAAATACTGTGTTTAGAAAACCTACAATCTGTATCAATCGCATAGATTACACCTCCTAATCACCCTTCTTTGTAGCCATGAACTGAGCTACCTTCCTGTTAATTGTATGCTGAATAAAATCATTTCTGCCTTTAGATGTCGCCTTTACAACCTTGGAAACATATTGTCTCCCTACTCTAAAAGCTGTTTCACTAAATCGGCTCTTCTTAGGCTGTTTAGCTCGAGAACCTGCACCTAAGTTATACTTTTCATTATGTGTCCACTCAGCATAATCAAAGCCACGGTTCATAGCTCTATATGCTATAGTGAAAGACACATTTTGTCCCTGCTTATACATTCTTCTAGTTCTATGTGACTTCTCTAATTTACCTGTTTTGTGAGGTGCCAGACTTTCTGTTGTATCTACCATATCGTCTCTTATGTCATCCATGGCGTCTTTAACACCTTCAAAAACAGCTTTACTGAGTCCTTTAAAGTTGTCAAAACCTCTAGCCTTAATATTAAACTTTATAGCACCCATATTAAGACCTCGACCCTTTACCGATAATTGCTCTGGTAGCAATTACCTTATTTCCGTAATCCCTAAAGAAGAACACGTCACCTACTTGATACTTGTCCAAAACTCCAAGAGCAGAAGTAAACTCTACAAAATCACCATTCTTGACATCAACTAAACCATGGAAAACTACAGAAGCCGACATTGTTATCATAACTCCGTTAATCTCCATTATTGTAGTCAAGTCAGTATTATATGAAATATAGCAACGACCTGTGTAAGTCTTAGATAGAGTTGGCTGACCCCAAGCGTCTTTCGTGTCAGAATAAGAGTAAACCGAAGCGGTCATATTCATTGGAATAAAAGCTAACATGGTTATTGCTCCTTTCTGTAAACACTCTTAGGCGTACCAATTCTTCTATGAACGTATCTAGCAACCTTACGTCTTGGCAGTCCGCCAGTAGTAGGGTCTGGAGTAATACCGAGATAGTCCATAACAAAAGGTGCTATACTTCTGTCCTTATCGGATATAGTAATCATTACACCTGCCATCTGGATGTATGTAACACCCATTTCAGCTCTAAGGAAAGTATCATCAATTCTAGTAAACCAAACTACTTGATTTGCTAAAACTTCAATAGGGATGGACTCTTCATCTGGAAAGTAATCTTTTAGATATACTGTCAAATTGGTTATACAGTTATTAACAGCTTTAAATTGGTCATTGTAGGCTAGAGAGTCCCATGTGCCAGAGTGATAAATGTTATTAGTAATGTAGTCATTGACAGCATTGAATTTTCCACCATCCATTATTTCTTCACACTCCTTTTCTTTTTGGGAGCAGGTTTCTTTTTCGGTGCTTCTACTTCATAAGACAGATTAAAGCGGTTAGCAAATTCGATACCTTCTTTTTCGTTATCAAAAACTGCTACACCCTGTCTGAACAAAACACCTCCGAGCCAAGCGTTCATCATGTGTCCGTACTGTACTGTTACCTTGCTCATAATTTCCTCCTTCCTTTCTGAGTAATAAAAAGGGAGAGAACAGAGGATTACTCCTCCATCCTCTCTACTTTTCATATATTAGGCTTTTATACCGTGTAATCTTGCTACAGAATTAGGATTAAATACAGCTAGTCCACAGTACCATTCAATACGTGTTCTATAAACTGGCTTAGTCTCCAATTCTCCGATATCAGTTACAGCAATTCCACCGTTCTGTAAACCAGATACATCACTCATAGCTCCCAACTTAACAGCGTAAAGTTCAAAGCCATCTGCTCCGTCTATACCCTGTGCAGGTAAAACAGCGTCTTCAACAACTCTCAATGGAACACCTGCATACATAGTAACAGGTTTACCGAAAGCGTCTTGACCTACTTCGATGTAATGTTGGTCGTGCTGTAAGAGGTTCATTACAATCCTTCTACAACTTCTGGATAAGAATATAGCGTCTGCTCCGTAAGGAACTGCGTCTAACAACTTATTCAAATCAGCATATGTCAAAGTACCGTTAGTAGTGTCTGCTACAGCGATATCCTGTGAACCAGATACGAATTTGTTAAGTCCGTCGAAAGACTTAGGGTCGGTTGCTACATCACCATGGAAAAATGTTTTTGTGAATGTTTCAGCTACAGCCTTTGCCTTCAATTCAGTCTGGATAGCTCTTTGGTCGTTTATGTTACCTCTAGTCTGTGCGATAAACTTGTCAACATCAACGTCACCACCTAGCATAACTAAGTTAGCTGTTTTCTGTTCAAACACGCTACCACTTTCTACATAACCTTCGTTAACAGCTCTGAAAGCTACATCTGGTAATTCTGCTACTTGATTGTAAGCATATGCGTTACCAACTATTTCCATAAAAGGTAGTATCTCTAAAACTGCGGAAGTTCTTACCATAGTTTCGATTACTCCTCTTTGAAGCATATCCTGTGAAAGCTTAGCACTTTCTTCTAATGTAATAGCCATTTAATTTCCTCCTTTAATTAATAATTATTTCTTAAATTTTTTACTAGACTCATAAGCCAACGCCATTCTGGCACTTGCTGATAACTTACTGTCATCTGCGGATATTTTTGTGTCTTTTGGATTGAGTGGCTTACCTATCTCGATATTACCTTTTGTACCACCGAAAATACCTGTCTTTTCTGCCTTAATTATCCAGTCTAACTTATCTTTTATTGACAAATTCTCTGGCACTAATCCTTTTAATTCTTCTGGAACGTCAGACAACTTTGCTTCTATAAGACTAGAAAGAATACCTTCGTACTCTGTTACCTGTGTAGCTTTTTTAGCTGACTCTGTTTTTAGAGCTTCAAGCTGTTCTTCTAATGAGTTATCAACTGCTTTGTCCTTGTCTTTATCTTTATCTGTAGGTTCAGCAGGTGGCTCAGTCTTAACTGGCTCAGTTTTTGGCGGTTCTTTCAGCTTATCCTCTAGTGAAGAAATTTTATCCATCAAAGACTTTAAGACCTCGGAAGTTTTATCTTCTTTAGGCTCTTGTTTTGCAGGTTCGGTTGGTTCTTTAGGCTCTGTTGGTTCTGTTGGTTCAACAGGCTCCGTGTTTTGTGGTTCTTTAGGTTCTGCAAATAACTGTAAATTTATATTTTGTAACTTTTTTAACATTTCATGTTCTGACATTTTATTTTCCCTCCAATTTTTTATTTAGCTTCCATTCCACCCATTCTATAATTGTGCGGTGAAACAGCTTTTAGACTGTTTCACCACATTTTATAATCAGAAGGGAAAGGATATTCAGTAGAGCCGATTAAAACGTCTTATAATCGTTATTCTCTACTTACTCATACTATAGGGTAACAAATAGTACAAACTACAACCCCTGCAAATCTTTTTCTGCTCTTTTTTCCATTTTTTTGTGCTTTTCTAGCTCTTCTGCACTAAAACTGTCTATATCATAGTATGGAATTGGTGTATGTCGGCACTGTGGGTGAAAAATCTGTCTAGTTGCTTTCAGTTCATCATACGTTCTAAATCCTGCGGTAGCACCTGTCATAGAGATAATCAGACCTTGGTAGTTTAAGCATGGGTCATCTGTTAACGGATTAAACGGTATACGTGCTAGGTCACCTTTTCCGTCATGGGTGTCTACATAACGCTTAATACCTTTAACAACTACTTCCTGTGCTTTTGTCTTGGTGACTACAGAGACATAGTGTTCAACTTTCCATCTTCTTCCTGCTTTATCGACAATAGCAATCATACTATCCTTAATATCCTGCTTTAGCTTCTTTCCAGTTATGTCCTTTATTAACATATTTGCTAAATCTTTTCTATCTGTCTTTAACATATTTCTTACAGTCATGTGTTTGTCAAATGTTCGTCTTACCATCTGCTTTACAGCATAATTAGTATTCTTCGTAACTTGCAATAAATCTGTCATAGTAGTCTTACGAATATTTACCAATATATCTCGGTTAGGTATTCTGGGAACCTCTGCGAGTATGGATTTCACTGTGTAGCTCCTACCGATTGTATCGTAAAAAGCCATTAAGCATAATCCATATCCGAGATAATATAATACCTCTAGTTGCTTGTCCACAACAGACTCTAACTCCTCGTCTAACTTACCGAATTGGCTGTCCAGATACTTATAAATCAGATATAACGAGACAACTGAGAACTCTGGATTATATTTGTAACTCAGAGTCTTTCCTAGTTCATTTACAGTCTCTTTGTATATTGCTTCAAAAGCACCTATGACACGCCTGTTACTCTCTACAATCAGCGGTCTAGGATTGATACTCATTATTC